ATGAACAGTTTAGCAAGAAAAAGAGTCGGTTTATAGACACGACTCAGGTCTTTGATGGCTAGCTGTCAGCGACGGAAACGCTTAGGATTGCGATTGCTCTTGATTCCGTCGTTGTGCGGGTTCGTGCTCTTTCGCTTAGCCCGGTTGTCTCCGCTACGCAAGTGTGCGTTATTACGCTTCGTCGTACACTTGAAGCACGGACAAATACTCTTGGAGAGTCCGGTCATCGAGCAGTTGCTGCTGCGTGCCATGGTTTAACACCTCTTCAGTGTTGAGCAGAGAGGTTATTCTCCGCGAAGTGGGGCGTCTCAAGCCCAATGGCTTTGGGCGAAACGCCAGCCTCTGCGATTGCAAAAGCTGATATATATAAATCACGAAATATTCTTACATGATATAAACAGCGATTACCTCTGTTAGTCAAATCTATCAACCATGAATCGACTTCGCGTCGATTCTTTTTTATTTGACGTAAAAATGAGGCTAGAAATCCTGTACGTTCAGTTTTTGTAGCTTCATCAAACGTCAGAGGTATGTTTTGGCAAAAAACGGAGAGTTGGCTAGCAATAATTAGCAACCACGTTCATTTTGTCAGGGTGTACAGGCGAAGATATCCAACCAGTATGAGAGTGACTGCGAGCACTCTCATACACTAAACGAAAGGAGCTGAAAAATGGCAGCAAAAAACAAACAGATCAAAAAAATCATCAGTTGGGTAGTCGGACTACCAGCCGCGATAATCGCAATCAGCGAGCCAACAGATCTGCGTTTTTGGTGGGTGCAGTTCGCAGCAATTGCGGTGCTAGCAGTCGTGCTATTTGCGAACGGTGCGTTCGACGAAGCTATACAAGAATTAAAATCGCGAAAGGAGATTTGGCGATGAAGATACACGTAAACGTGATGCCGTCACCAGTTCAGCTGGTGCCGGTACATAAGCGCGAGCCACTCGATAGAGTTATTGACAGACTGCGCGAGTTGGACGACCACGATTTTGACAAGTCGGTAAAAGTAGCGAAGTGGCTACGGATTTTTGATAAAGGTATGAAGTGGATTGAGGGAAAGTTTTATGGACGAAAATAGTTTGTTTGAGAAGTTAGAAAACCTAATCGATCCGACATTTCTCGACCGAGCTTTGGCGGGGGAGGCGTAAGTGGCAGACGATTACTATAGCCGACCAGAGTGGTCATATTCGTCAATGAAGCTGATTCTCGACCACGGCATCGATTATGCAGTTGCCGCTAAACGTGGAGACCTGCCAGACCTAGACAGCAAGGCTATCGACTTAGGACAGCTAGTTCACATGCTGGTACTCGGCGGCGAGGATCAATTCGCCATCAGCCCGTTTGAAAACTTCTACTCGAAAGAATCCAAGGTGTGGCGTGATGAGCAGAAAGCTGCCGGCAAACACATCATCACTTTAGGAATGTTTAAAGCTGCCGATCAGATCTTGAAGAATATCGAGAACCACCCGCTGGCGAAGCAATACATTTTCGCCAAAGGTGCAACCTTTGAGCACGAAATGTACGCTCGCACCGCCGACGGCGTAGATATGAAAGGTAAGGCTGATGTACTGATTCGCACTAATGAATCGGCCATGATAACCGACCTGAAAACTACCGCAAAGTTCGACAAGTTTTTCAAAACCGCACAGCCGATGCATTACGATTTACAGTCAGCGGTTTATACGCTGGTGACAGCATCAAGCCTAGAACTAGATCCGGCGTTAGTCAAGTTTGCCTATTGTGTGGTTGAATCCGTCGCACCATACCGTGTGCAGTTCATGATTGCCGGAATCGACTTCGTTGAAGCTGGCGAACGCAAGCTGCGTACGTGTGTCGACGAGATCATAAAGTTTGGCGACAGCGAGCCGAATTTTCTCATTGAAGAAGTGAGGGAACTGGGCGACTGGAGTCTGTAAAAGAAAGGAGAATATGAAAGTCTTTAATAGTTTAGATCCGACCGAAAAACCATCAATTCTGATGGTTGTGTATGGCGAGGGCGGCGTTGGTAAAACAACGTTTGCGGCCACCGCACCACGACCGATTATCGCTGACTGCGAAAACGGTAGCAAATACTTCGGACTTCGCGGCATCGCAGCCGACGTGGCGCTGATCGAAAAATGGGACGACATGCAGGAGTTCATGCAAATCGCACTCACTGACAACTATGATACGGTAATCATCGACCCAATTGGCGAGCTGATGGAGAAGCTGATCGCCTACATGCGAAATAGAGCCGACAGCAAACTGGTCCAGCGTGACGGCAACCCGACCATGGCTGGCTGGGGCTGGCTAAAATCAACCATGCGAAACTTTTTGAAAACCATGCGCGACAGCGGCAAGCATATTGTCATCGTGGCGCACGTTCAGGAGAAAGACGACGACGGCCGCGTCATTAAACGTCCGATGGTCGCCACAAGGCTATCCGAAGAGCTGGTCAATCTGGTGGATATTGTCGGCTACATGACGACGATCAATGATACCGAAACTGGCGACACTAAGCGCCTGATTATCGTTGACCCAGCCAGCGACAAGTACGTCGCCAAAGACCGCACTGGCCGACTAGGCCGCTACATTGAGCCAGATTTCACGAAAATTGTCGATGGAGTAAGAGGCGACGCTGAGTACGCGTGGATTGCACCGGCGCCGACATTGGCAAGCCGAGAGCAGATTGAAGCGGCTGCCAAACCAACCATTCCAAGCTCACGCGTCGAAATGACTGACGCTCGCCTTGGTAAATCTGAAGCAGACAGGAAGTAAAGGAGGAATATGTCACAACTACAAGAATACGTCGATTCGCAGGTTGCTACGATATCGCCGTTCAAAATCAAATCACAAGAGCTTTTGGAGCAGGCCAAAGCCAAAGAGATAACTGACGACGCTACCGCCAAAGAAGCAGTTGCAATCCGCAAGCTGATCACCTCGCACCGCACCGAAGTCAAGAACGCACGACTGGCGATCACTCGCAACTTTGACAGCGTCAAGTCGCAATTTATCGACGCTGAAAAAGATGTTCTCGCACCAGCTGAAGAGGCACTGAAGAACATTAGCCAGAAAATCCTCGCTTACCAAGAAGAGCAGGAGCGATTGGTAAGAGAAGAAGCGGCACGCGTTGACGCTATCTGCGCCAAGTTTGAGGTCAATGCTAAATCATTGCGTAGCCAGAAAGCTTGCGACGAGCGAGGCGCTGAATTGAAGCAGGTATTCGCTGAGTTGCCAGAAGCTGATCAGAACCACGCTGAAATCAAGCTGGCATTTACCAAAGCCATCAACGAGTTGTTGACACGTAAAGACGAATTGACGACCGCTGAACGTGACGAAGCCGAAGCGGCCAAATTGGCAGCACAGCGTAAACGCGAACAGGAGATTGCCGAGGCTGAAGCAGCTAAAGCCGCTAAATCGCAGAAGCCAGCCGTCAAATCTGGCATTAAAACCAAGACGGTGTTCACAGTTACTAATTCTGAGTTGGTGCCACGCTACCTTTGCGAGCCGAGCGACAAACTAATCCGCGAAGCCATCGCTAATGGATTACGTGAAATCCCAGGCGTGGAGATTCGCGAAGAAAAGAGTTTCTAAATATGGCAGCAATCAACACAGTAACTCTAATCGGCCGCGTCGTCCGAGACATTGAAATTAAAACGACGAACAGCGGCAAGTCCGTAGCCTCATTCGCACTAGCGGTTGATGGCTACGGCAAAGATGCTGACGCTAGTTTCATCGATTGCGTTGCCTGGAATAAAGCAGCTGAACTGCTGGCAGAGTACGCACCGAAAGGCAAACAGATTGGCATTACTGGCCGCTTGCAAACACGAATCTGGGAGAAAGATGACATCAAGCGTAAAGCTACTGAAGTCATCATCGACCAATTCCAGTTCTTGAGCGACGCCAAGGGTAGCGGCAATAACGCCGCGCCAGCGACTGAGCGATACGCCGAAGATGATGCTAAAGCGACAAAGGCTACAACCAACCAAGCGGCGAAAACAACCGAGGACATCGACCTCGGCACGCCGATTGATTTAAGCGAAATACCATTTTAAGGAAAGGAGAATCATGGCAGGAACGGAAGCCGGTGGCAGAAAAGCTGCCGCAACAATTCTCGCGAAAAATCCAAACTTCTACCGTGAAATCGGCAGAAAGGGTGGATCGAGGTCAAGGGGTAGCAAAACGGGCTTTGCCCTCAATCGGGAGGCAGCTCGGATTTGCGGACGGATCAGCAAACGTAGACCTAAACAAAATGACGAGCTGGCTGAATTTGAAAAAACCGCACCGTACGGCAGATGCAGTATGTGCAATTTGGCACTCATCAAATCTGACGCAGAGCGAAAGGATTATCCAGACATGCACGAAAATTGCATGTACGAGAGGTTTGGAGATTGAGGAGTCGTGACTAAAAAAGCACTTCGCAAAAAGCAGCGCCGCAAACGCAAGAAACTGGAGGCTACGTAATGTCTCTGATGAATTGCACATTCACCGTTCGCTGGAGCGACGAGAAAAACAAACCGCACGCGAAAACCTACGCTACCGAATCTGATGCCAAGCGAGCCAAGAAATGGCTGCTGGAGCACGGCGTTCGGGACGTAGATGTCGCGGTCAAGATAAATAATAAGCCAGCTGGCAGCCTGAAAGACGACAAGCCGTCTGAGACTGAGGCTGAGCAGAAAGGATTTTGGTGGGAGAAGTGAGCAGTATCGTTTCGCTAACCAAGCAGCAGATTGCTGTATATAAAATGGCGCAGAAGCCAACGCCGCAGAATAAAGTTTTGGAAAATGTCAGACTGGAGGTTGTCGAGCAAGAGAAGGGCATATATAAAGCCACGCTCATCGCTACAGACGGTTATAAGCTGATTCGCCGCGAAGTTGACGCCGAGCCTGGCGCAAAAGCCTGCTCAATGAATATCCCGCAGAGTGTTCTCGTTGCCGCTGATAAAGTCATGAAGACTGACTTTGACCGAGCGTATGTTCATGACGGCAAAATTATTGTTCGCACAAATCCGTACGGCGAAATGGTGCCAATCGATGAGAGTTTTCCGATCAAGGCTGAGATTCCGTTTCAAGAGCAAACCGAGCTGCGCTTTCCAGAGACACGCCCGTTCGTTGAGCAAAAAAGTTCAGAGGCGTTTCCCGTAAAGTCGGTCGTAGTTAATCCTAAATTGCTTATCGAGGCACTGCGACAGTTCAAGCAGAGCGACGGCATGATGGGCGGCGTTACGATCCACGTCGGCAAGCATGACGAGCCGATTTTGATAAAGTCCTCGCCAGATTATGCTTGGGACGGAAACGAAATTGTGGCTGGCGTTGCGCCAATAAAATCTGATGACGTATAAAATCAGGCATCACTAAAGCCGTATCGTGTTGGAAGTTACCCTGACGCTGCCTCAATGTGTCCTAATTGCGGCAAGTTTGTAAACGGCGTTAATCCATATGACGACGGCGAAACGTGGATGAAATAACGAATGTCAACTAAACCACTAATTTTGTGGACATAGAGAAGGGAAATCTCAATGAAAGAAATCATAGTCAGAGACGAGAACAACAATATCAAAAACGAACTGCCAGAAGAGTATAAAGATATTGAAGTAAAGTTTTCTCGATATTACAAATATGAGTTTTGTTACGAAAATGACGACATGCAAATCATTATGAGTGCTTGGGAGGGCGACGTTTATATTGCTGAGTTGCTAGCTGAAGAAACTGTCGAGAGTCTCTTTAGGGAAATACCTTGGGGCCTATTCGTAATAATAGACAAGCGTAAAGACGACAAAGATGAATAATCAACCAACGGTCAACAAAAATAACAGAGGTGAGAATGATGGAATACAATAAACGATCAACCAAAAGACTTCGCTGCTGGTTAGTTCAGCAAAAGAAAATGATTTACGACAAGGCAAGAGCAGGAGAAAGTATATGTTAACTAGCCAGGAAGAGGTTGCAGAATACGTCAAAAATAATATTGATTCGTGCTTGGCAAGTATTAATGTAGAGCTCGATTCAGTCACGAGAAAAAATATGAACGGAACCCTACAGATAATATCGCGAATAGCAGTGACGATAGATGTGGACTATTGGGATTTTGTCGACTATACGGCCAAGAAGAGGCTAGAAAAGGAGGCACAATGACCGGCTCAAAACAATCAGGCGACCCTCGTGCATTGTCATGCAACGACGGACATGACCTGTGCTATTGCGCCGGTCGTCCAGAGTGTCACAACTGCGGCCAACCGCTATGGGACGGCTACGTTAAAGAGCCGCTAGACCACAGCGACTACAACTACAACCACGCAGCATGCTGCGACCTGGTTTTAAGCCATTTTACCTACGACGATTGGGAAATAGGCGACGATGACAAACTACGAATGTATGACTATGTATCCGTCACTTACATAGAGCCAGAGACTGGCAATAAGATTAGCATTGCATGTCAAATTGTAGAACTTTTTGGTCTAGGATTGCCTGTGTTCAGAGTTTTGAAAACTGGCGATAAAATGAGCATTTTAGGTGCATATATTACAAATTGCCTCCTTGTGCGGATTAAGGAGCCGGAGGAGAAACAATCATGACCATAATAATCGCAGTGCTTTTTGCAATTGTAATACTGACAGCCCTAATCGTGCCAGCAATCGAGGACGAGATCGAGTATCGAGAGTGGCGAGATGAATCGAAAAATAGGAGGAAATAATGGGCAAAATCGAACTTAAAGAGTCGGCATTTCGGCAGTCTTACGACGGGCTTATTATCGGTGACAAAGTGTATTTCGCCTATCAAGACGAAAGAAAAAGTAATCCCGACAGATATGGACTTGGCGTTGTTGTTGCTGGCGGAGTAACCGAAGAGCAATATACTACGCGCTTATTTGATGGACTCTTCGTAATATTCAAAACCCGAAAAGTTACCAAGGTACTGGTTGAAATGAAAGATGGCGAGAACACCGAACGCTTTTTGAGGAAGCCGAGTGAGTGTTTCAAGGTAATTGATGGGGGTAGTAGCAATGCCTAATCTCGCAAACATAGACAACCCGACTGAGGATCAAGAACAAGAGGCGTTTGTGCAGTGGCTGCGACTAAAAGGCTATCCACACTTTCGCGTGCCGAATGAAACATACACCCGAAGCTGGAGCCAGAAAGCGAAGAACAAAAAGCTTGGCGTGAGTTCTGGCGTGCCAGACTTGGCCGTAGTTGTGCCTAACACAGGAACACGACGAGTTTACGTAGAAACACTTGATAGCGACGATAGCGCTGATTACGACCAGCCTATTAGCCGCTTGGTATTCATCGAAATGAAACGCAAGAAAGGAGGCGTGACATCAGAAAACCAAAAGAAGTGGATTAAAACGCTCAATGAGGCTGGCATTCAGACCGTTGTCTGCAAGGGGTGTGATGCGGCGATTGCATTTATTGAATCAATAATTAAATAGGAGACTAGAAATGTCTAAAGTCAAAATTGAAATTAAATCATGGTTCAGCGGAGATGTATTGTTTGAGTACGAATCAGACAACGCCACGATGAAAAAAGCAGTTGAAGCAGCTGTTGATGGCAACGCTGACCTGAGTGGCGCTGACCTGAGTGGCGCTGACCTGAGTGGCGCTGACCTGAGGGACGCTGACCTGAGTGGCGCTGACCTGAGTGGCGCTGCTATCTATTACTCGGACGGTAATTTTGACGTCAATTATCGTAGAGGTTATTTCTTGAGTCTCACGAACCTTGAAGAAATTGAAACGGAGATGTATCACGATGTCAAAAGCTGTCGTCGATGGTCGTTTACTTGGAAAAACGTTTTGAAAATCAAGAGCTGGAAGCTGAAGCCTGTCGCTGGATCTTTTGAAGCGATAGCTAAAAATGCTAGCGCCGCGTCAAAGGCAATTGCTGATGGTGCTAAAGAGCATAGTAACGACGAGAAATGCGCGCAGTCTGAAACGCCAGGGGTTAAAGTTGGCGACAGGGTTGCATTTAAGCACGGCGACGAACCGATAGAAGCTCTATGTGGCGATGTGATTGCGATAAAAGGAAGCGAAGCGGTGGTTGAAGTTAAGCAGCTGTTGGGATGTCAAGCATTCATCCTGCCGTTTGATGATCTGATCGTCATTCCACCGAAAGCACAAGAGCAATCGGACGATTGAGAGGTTTATGACTGAAGTGGAACGCTTGACTGCTTGATAAAACAGTCAAAGCATTTTATAGCTAGGCGCTGGTGAGATTGAGCGGTTGGGAGGCCGCGATTGCCAGTGCCTAATCTGTATATTTCAGAGGTAGAGGAGGGATAACAAACATGGTCAAATGGCTAAAAATCGACAAACAAGACAAGACAAGGCGACGCCGTCAGGAGATCGGACAGGTCGCCATTTATTATATTTCAAAACAAGCAATTATTATTGGCGACGAGCGAAAATGCAAGCCGTTGTCACACTACATTCTCTTGCAGTCTTGGCAAGACCGAAATAAGAAACCATACCAAAATATGCTGCGCAAGTTGAGGAACACGAAAGATTTGACTTTCATGCAGGCACAGCTCATCGCAAATAGTTACGGCGTGCACATCTCGGCCGTTTCCGAACAGTCAATACCAAAGGAACTACGCGTCAATCTCTAGAATTATAATCATGAAAGACGACTTCAAATCATGTCCTAAATGCGGCCGAAAGTATAAGCGGCAAGACAACTACGATATCCACGTAGCTGGTTGTAAACGTACGTCACCGTCAACTCATGGTGGGGCTAGAAAGGGTAGCGGCGGCGTCAAGGGCAAAAAGACCCAAAAGGTTCTCAACCGTATGAAAGAGAAGCAGCGTATTTTAGACCGAATCACCAGAAACGCTGACAAGCTGTATGAGGCACAGTTCCGACTGGCGACAGGCGTGCAGCTGCTGTTCGTTATAAAGACTGACCGCAAAGGCAACCGGCTGCCGGCTGAGCAAGTTACTGACCCCGAAACTATCGCGGCATTTCTCGACGGTGAGCTTGATGGCGTAGATGACGAGTACTATTTCATTGCTACGCAGAAGCCAGATAACAAAGCTATTAAGGACATGCTCGACCGAGCATTCGGCAAGCCAGTTGATCACGTTGACCTATCTGTCGATGTTCGCGAGAAGCAGCCACCAAAGATTGTCTCGACCATCAAGCCACGCAAAACGAAAGGCGAATAGCTAATGTCATTAGAGCTAAAGCCAAAGCAGCAGAGTGTTGTCGATATTATTAACGATTGCCCTGAGGTTGATACTATTTACCTGATCGGTGCCGTTGGCACGGGCAAAACAGATATTGCGGCGAGTATCGGCATAGATGTTTGCGACACGTTCGAGAAAACATATTGGACAGTGTTTCGTAAGAATATTAGCACTGCGAAGCGGTCGGTGATTCCGTCATACCTGACTATGCTCGACCGCAAGAACTTCAAAGAGGGCGAGGACTACACGTACAACGGCCAAGATTATGAAATTAAGTTCCCAAACGGCTCAAAGATTGGCTTTGTGGAGGCGGACGAGACGAAAGACAGGAGCGGCCAGAAAATTAAGGGTATTAACGCTAGCGCTAGCCACATTGATGAGGCTGACGAATTGTCGCTAACGATGTTCACCACGGCTAGATCTCGTAAAGGCCGCCGCAACACTAACGGACAGCCAAGCATCGCTATCATCACCCTCAACCCGAATGACGTTGAACACATCAAAGAGGTGTACATGCGTTGGAAATACGGCGGGAATGGTAAATATGAGCCGCTACCGCCAAATATTCGTGTGGTCGAGTTTGATTTGTCCGACTCTTGGCAGATGCAATCAGATATCGATGCCATGATGACCAACCCGGTGTGGTGGGTTGAACGGTACCTGAAAAACAACTGGGAGTACCAAGACGAGAGCAAGACGATATTCCGCTCGAGCATATTTGCCAAGGCTGTCGTTAAAAGTTATAAACCAGGCCGCAAGACGACTGGATACGACGTGGCACGTGATGGCATTGACCGTAGCGTGGCGGTGGATTGGGAAAATCTGACGCTGGTTGACGGCACTATCACTAAAGACTCAAACGAGCAGGTAGAGACTGGCAAACAAGCCGAGTGGCTGATTGAGCATTCAGATAATTTCTCTATTGGCTACGAGAATATCGCAGTCGACGGTGTGGGTGTCGGCGTTGGTGTTATCGATGGCGGCAAAGACCGTGGTGCTGAGTTCGCGGTGTTTAAGTCTGGCTTTTCGCCTGACCCATTCCTGACGTTCGGCGACGAGCCAAAGAGCCGAGAGGATGCTGATCGTTCACAGGAGCTGATGGCGTTTAATAATTTACGATCACAGTTGGCGTACATGCTGGCAATGGGACTAGACAGCGGTAAGGTGAAAATCCTCGATAGCTTCCCATTCCTCAATGAGTTTATTAAAGAGGCACAGATGCACCACCACGAGTATAAAGACAAGGTGTTCGTGCTGGAGTCCAAGGAATCGATCAAAAAGCGGCTCGGCAAATCTCCTGACATATTCGACTCTGTATTGATGGGCCTTTGGCTACAACTAAAGCATGAGGTAGTGATGGAGTGGGGCGGAATTATGTAATCCGTATATTTACAGTTAGAGGACTATATGAAATTGAAAGACTTTTTGCGCAAATTAAAGTTTCAAAAGCCAGACAGGGATACTGTCATTGAGGCGTGGATAGGACTGCTGATGTTTTTTGGTGTGCCATTCTGTATTTGGCTATATTACGGCGGCAAGGTCGCCACGGTGGTATTTGTCGGTGTGCAGCTGATATTTTGGTCGGTTTATTTATATAGGAGCAACAAGTAGATGGGAATTATTAAAACAGCCATGGGATTAAGGGGTGAGCGACGTGTGAGCGGCGTTGACCCTGCTTTTCAAAGATTATCAATGTTCGATCATTACCGAGCCAGCAGTTACGCGACGGCTTATCCTAATATCCGCACGATTGCCAATAAATACATGACGGTGCGTCCGTTTGCTATTGACGGCAATGGTAAGCAGGTGCCGCACGAAGTCATCAATGCCCTGTATCACCCGAACAAATCTGACAGCTCCGTAGCGTTTGCCGAGAAGATAGCTGTATCGACGTTATCGCTACGCAAGACATACATTTTGGTGTGGAGTAACTACGGCGGCACAGCAAATCCTGGCGGCGATTTCATGGGGCAGGGCGGCAAAAATATTGCCGGCTTTACGTTCCTGGAGTTTCCGCGAATTGCACGAGTTGGTGGCAAGACAACATACACCGTCGGCACACAGACGTTTACTGAAGACGAGGTGCTGGTATTGCCTGGTGGAGTTGACCCAAACGACCTGTACGCTGGATATTCGCCATCTGAGGCCTCACGCCGCTGGGCGACGCTCGACGACTATATTGCCGACTTTCAGGCTGGCTTTTTCGAGAACGGGGCAGTGCCAGCTGGGCAATTCATTATTACCGCACCAACACGGCAGGCGTTTCAAGAGAGCGTGGCAATGTTGCAGGATGCTCATCGCGGAGCAGGCAGCAATAACAATGTCACGTATACACACCGTCCAGTCAACATAAAGACTGGCGTTCCGTCGGGCAGTGCGGCCATTGAGTGGGTGCCATTTTCACAGCCTAATAAAGATATTGACTTCGAGAACTTATTTAAGCAAGTAGACAGGCGTATTGATACGTCGTTCGGCGTATCGGCAATCATGAAAGGCATTGACGACACAGCTACATACGCTAATGCACAGGTGTCCAAGCAGGTGTTTGCTGAGAATGTCGTTGATCCATTACTGTTACGCAACTACACGCAATTGACACACGAGTTAAACCGAATCACTGGCGGCATGGGCGTGGCCATTACCTACGAGTTCGCTATTCCTCAGGTCGTCGACGAGGTCAAAGTGCAGGCTGAAGCTGACGATATTCGTATCAATAGTATTCTGAAGCTGGAGGCGGCAGGCTATAGCACCGAGAGCATCATTGACGCGCTAAAGCTACCTAATAATTTCAAGCTATTGCGTAAGGGTAACTATAAACCGCCAGAGATTGAGAACGATAAGCCAGATGTTGACGAGGGCGATGAAGTGGCGGACGCACCTGATCGCCGCAAGGTTGGCAACATGGGGACTCGAGGAGAAGCGAACAGCACCAGCCCAAAAGCATCAGCCGACAAGCAGCCACAGACGCTCGATGACTTTGAGCAGCTGATTTATGATGCAACGACGGAGTTCATGCAGAAACAGGTTGATCGAGCTATCGCTGAGTCTCGTCAGGTGGCTGAAAACAGTACCGAGGAAGACGACGAGCAGAACGAGTTTGCTGAGGCACTGCTGCTGATTATCGTGGCGCTGATGATAGTTCAGGGGGCGATTTACTTTGAGGACGGTAAGCAGTTACTGATAGATAATGGCGTGTCCACGGCCGAGCTAACAGGCTTTGTGGTGGCAGCATCAACACAGGAAGCATACCGAACATATCTACTAAATGTGGCTCGCTCATACGCTGACGATACGGCCGCCTCAATTCGCCGAGTGCTTGATCATGCGGCATCTCATGGCTGGGCACAGTCTGAACTGGAGGAGAAACTGCGAGGAATTATGAAGACCGACGAATGGCGAGTGCAGCGAATGGCTCGCACTGAGATATCACGAGCTGATGCATTGTCGAGTGTTGAGGCGATGAAGCAGGTGCAAAACCAAACAGGAACGCTGATCGAGAAAGCCATGGAGAGTGAAACTGGCAAACCATGTGAGTTTTGTGCAACGCTAATCGATAAATGGGTAGCAGTCGATGAGCCAATCCTGAATCTGAATGAGGCAATCATTGGCAGGGACGGTGGCATATTTATCAATAATTTCGCACAGAACGACGGCTACGATGTCCACCCGAATGGACATTGCCACCCAAAGTACCGCGTTGTCAAGGCGTATCTCAATGCTGAGCGGCGAATTATCGATGACGAGATGGCTGATCTGGATTTGCGATGCGAGGAGTGCGGCCGCTACCTAAACATCAAGGGTGTCACGCAGATGATCGCACAAGTGCGTTGTAGTAATGCGAAGTGCAAGCACGTCAACAACATCAAGATCGTCAACGCTACCTCGACAGACGACCAGGTGCGTTATGAGTTCGATAAATCGTAATCTGTAGTCTTAGAAATAAGACGAGAGCAAAACGCTCAAATTGGACGGGCAAGCAGGAGTCGAGACACTAACTTTAACAAGGAAAAAAGCATGAAGTTCTGGAAGTGGAGCAATTCCGTTTCATCGAATAATCAAGAGCTTATACTTGACGGGCCTATCGCGAGCGATACCTGGTGGGGCGACGAAGTCACACCCGACCTATTTCGCGAAGAACTCAAGCAGCATGCGGGCGATTTGACAGTTGTCATTAACAGCCCCGGCGGCGACGTGTTCGCAGGCTTGGCGATTTATAACGCACTTGTGAATCATAACGGAAACGTCACTGTCAGGGTTGATGGTTTAGCGGCGTCGATTGCATCAGTAATTGCGATGGCAGGCGACAAGATTATCATGTCGCCAGGCTCAATGATCATGATTCACCGCCCGTCCGTTTACGCGGCTGGCACGGTGGACGACATGGAGAAAGCCAAAGACGTTCTGATGAAAATCGAGGAGGGCATCACGCCTATCTACGCCAAGCGAACAGGGCTGAGTGATGAAAAGATTGCTGAGCTGCTGGAAGCGGAAACGTGGATGCTTGCCGATAAGGCTGTCGAGCTCGGTTTTGCCGATGAGGTGTCTGAAGCACCAGAGAAGCAGAAGCAAGAAGAGGGCGTGCAGAATGTGTTTGGTATGAACCTTGCATTTAGCATGTCAGCAGTCAAGCAAGCAGACGCCAAGCCAATGCAAAGCCTGGTTGAACAGATCAAGGCGAAAGCAGAGGCGGAGGCAGCCAAGGCGGCAGAGCCAGCCGAGGAAACGACGACTGAACCTGAAACGAAAACTGACGAACCAGCGGCACCGGAAGCCGCGCCAAAGGCAGAGCCTACTGACGAAGCTGAGCAATCAGAGCCGGAAGAATCAACTGATAACAATCCTGAGGAGGATACGGAAATGGATCCGAAAGATATTGCAAAGATGCAAATTAAAGAACCAGCTGATCCAGCAGCTGTCGACAAAGGTACTGTCGTAAACTACCTGGACACGCCAAAGGCGTTAGAAGATTTTGCTGACGTGCTGGTAGCGCAAGCAGGTGCTGGCGCGGCCGCCGTTCGCGAAGCGTGGATGGACAAGCTTGAGGCTAACGGTGTACAGATGGCTGTCACTGGTGCCGACAAACTATTCCCAACACCAGTCGTTGAAGCGATTGAGAGTGCGTTCAAGGCGGGCGGCCCGATTTGGAATCTGGTCGACAAGACTGGACTGGATGCCTACAACACCGCTTGGGACACCAATACTGACGGTGCATTGGGGCACCAGGCTGGCAAGGACAAGAAAGAGGCTACGATTGCTATCGAAAACCGTGTGCTTGAGGGCCAGTACATCTACAAGTACCTCACCCTTGACAAAGAGACTATCCGCAAGAACAAGAGCACTGGCGCGCTGTTGCGTTACGTATTGCAGGAATTGCCAAAGCGGATTATCGCAAGTGTTGAGCGTGCGATCGTTATCGGTGACGGCCTAGACGACAGCAGCGATGATAAGATTAAATCGTTTGTGTCTGTCAAGGCTGACGCTAAGGCTGGCAACGTGTTTGCTAAAACCTACACACCGAAAGCCAAAGAGAGCCGTCGTACTTCAATTCTGAATGCGATGGACTTGATTGAAGCCGAGGGTGATGTCTACATCGTTGCAAAACGCGGCTACATCACTTCGTTGAAAGATGAACGTGGCAGCGATGGTCACATGCTGTATACGCCAGGCGTTAATATCCTAGAGGATTTGGAGTTGGCTGGCAAAATCACGCCGCAGTGGTTTAACGACACCAATGACGCTGACAACGACGCGTATCTGATTGTTCTCAATCGCTACAAGGTGGTTGGCGATCAGTCAATTGAGAGCTACACCAACTTTGCGTTGAAGCAGAATAAGCACGAATACTTGCAGGAAATCTTCGCAGGTGGCGGCTTGAGCGGCATCGCGACAGCAGTGGCTATTAAACATGTAGCCTAACAGAGAGGGGCGTAGAGATGGCAGCATTGGTAACTAAAGAAGATATCGAGGGCGTACTTTTACGCCCCCTTTCTGATACCGAAAATAATTACTTTGAGCAGTTATTGCAGCAGGCAGCAGAGACATTGGAGGCGTTGCTAGATGTCAAAATGCAGGGTAAGGCAAATACACCGCGTCGATATGAGACAACTTGCGGCTCACGTTTCCTGGTCGTCGATCCGTTCACTAGTCTATTGCCAGAAGTGACAACAGAAAGCGGTATGCCGCTGGTGGTCAAGTCAGTGAGTCAAGGCGACGAGCTGAACGCCAGCTGGTTCAACGTCATCGAGATGGTTGATCCGCTGAGTACTGGACGGTGCATCGTCAAGGCGGCATGGGGATATGGAACGCCGTTGCCACATGGCTTGAAAATCCTCATAGCAAGGCTATTTGACACGCTGTCAATAGCTAATCAAGGTAGTTTTTACAACAACGTAAAATCTGAGACAGTGCTGAGTCATTCAGTGACGTATGACAACACCAAGCAAGTTATTGATCAGTTCGCGGAGGCAAACGTTGATCTACTGGCAAAGTTCGTAAAGCCAATCAGCAGTTGCGTGGTTTCTGGCTACACTGATACGCCACTGAGCCAGCGTGGAGTCCATCGCTATGATATTCCGCGATAACATCACGCTGGTTGCGCCCGTAGACGGTGTATATCGCCAGACGGGGGGAGAGCGGCACAACGTGAAATGTGTTGTCGAGCAGACAAGTGGCTTGACTCGTGGCGGTAGCTACGATGCCATGACGGGCGACGCTAGAGCGTATCTGGACGGCCGAGATAGCTGGTTGTCATCAACTGGATACTCGATCGAGGGATATTTCGCCGAGGTGATGCTGTTTGATGTTAAGCGAGTGTACCGCGTTGCCAATGTAGCAGTCGGCAGGGCAGTTATTACCAGCGGCACAGTACAGCACGTCGAGATCGAGCTGGCAAGGCTCGACAGAGAGGTGTGATCATGCCGGTCATCGACAATACAGTGGCTGTCAAACGATTCTTCCAGAACCAAGCAGCGACAGGATTGAACGCCATGGCAAATCATACTCTGACAGTAGCCAACCTCACCGCACCGTTCAGACGCAGGGGGTCGCTCAAGTCCCGCAATGTCGAGGTACGGAGAATTGGCAGAGATGCCATCAGATCGACATGGAAGCCAGTCTACTCGCAGTACCAGAACCGCGGCAGGCGTGCGAATGGCACTCATGTGGTGCGTAAATACACCACAGCCGGCACTGGCAAAGGTTTCGTTGATGAAGGTGTGAGAAGCACCATGAAAGATTACAAGAGGTTTTTTAGATGAATGTAGTACTGGAGATTGCAAAAGTTGTGGCTACTGCTATTGGCGGGGAGCTTGGCAAAGATGTGTTTGTCGGGCGATTGCCAGCAAGCAAGAGCCAAGACGGTATGGCAGCGGTTACAGCTAGCGGCGGTGAATATAGCGGCGGCAATTTAGGTAATACCAAGTTGACCACCGAGCTAATGATCACTGTCGTGAAAGCTGATGCGGCCGAGCTGTACGAGCTTGACGGCAAGCTACGTACGGCACTAATGCAATTGCCATACACTGACGCGAGGTTCATTCGTGTGAGCGTATTTCCGATGCAAGACAGTGACTATGAAGCCTCTGAATTACGGATGGGGGTATGGAGTGCCCAATCTGTAACATTAGTTTTGAAAGATTAAGGCAAAGGAGCAATTAAAATGGCAGCAATCGATTACGCCGGTTTGAACCACGATCTATATTTCGGGGACAAGACTGGCAAGAATTTCAAGCAAGTCATAGGTGTGAACGACCTGGACTTTGACAACGACAAGGATGAGGTGACGCGAGATTTTATCGACGGAACAAACCTCAAACTGATCAAATCGTTCAAATCGACTATCAAGTTTAAGGTGACAGACATTGGTCAGGATAACCTCAAGAATATCGTGCCTGGCTATGTCTATGACAGCGGCGAGACGATTGACGGCACTACTGGCGTTACTGTTGGTACAAAGGGAGCTGTACAGGTTGGCTTGCAAAAAGGTAGCTCGACACAGGTGCCTGGCATATTCAAGCTGGTACCAAAATTAGCGGCTCAAGCAGGTCATACGTTGTTCATGCTTGATGCAACGGCAACCCTGAGCGACATCAGTCAGGAAGATGGCTTGACTGAGTTTGAAATCAGTGTGACTGGCAAGTTGGTCAAGGGCGACCTGACATTTGCGTAACAGGGGTGGCACGGTGATAAAAACACCGTGTCAATAGGTAATTTAACAAAAAGTAATGTAGTTTTTACAACTATGAGATGGAGGATGAGATGGCGTTTAAGTTTAATAAAACTCAAAGCCAGACTAATGCGCTACGTGTTGTCATGGCACTTGAAATGAGCGACAACGGCAACGTGAGCACCTTGAAATATGTCGTTCCGCGTCTAAGCCGTACAAAAGTGGTTGCAGCTCAATATGATGCTAGGCGTAGTGTCAAGGGTGTGGGCAGTGCACAGCTACAGGCGATTGTTTCTAATTCGCTAAGTGGCGAGCTGCTTTCTAGTCTAGAACCAATTGATGGCGCACCAGAAGTAGATAAGCTTGTCGAGTTGATTGGAGATGAAAACCTCGAAGCATTCATGACAGAGCTATTCAGGCTCGCGACTGAGGATTACGCAACATTGCGCGCCGAGGGGGTAGAGGTATTGCAGTAATGGAAGACCACGAGCAGCAGTATGATCCAGAAAAGCTAGCCTTGCTGATTGAAAAACAGACCAAGGATATTTTGAAAAATCAGAAAATCACCGCTGCTGCTCTAGTTTACTATTATCAAATACCGTTTGCCGAGGCGGTAGAGATGCCATACGGAGACTCTGAATTATTAGTCAAAGCAGCTCGTGTATTCAAGGCACAAGAGGCGTTACAACAAATGGCAGTAATTACCGCTGCGCTGAGCGGTAAAAAGGCTAACAAGCTGATCAGTTTATTGGAGAAACAGGCAAAATGGTAGGTTTATTTGGCAGATTCAAGGTATTTTTCCAGACGAGACTCAAACTCGTCAATATTTTCAATGTCGGAGATGACAAGCGAACCACCAATGATTTTTTCGCCAATCGTCGTAATCCCGATGGTATTGCCATTTCGCACAAAGCCCTCTATCGTTCGATAATTGATTGTACGAGTGAGCCTGCCGTTTCTGAACTTGATGGCGGTATCTGTCAGCTCAAAAGAAACGTTGCGGTATTTTCTATAGGCGAGCCAAGCGGTTACACCAAATGTAATCATGTGCAGCCAAAACCAAAAAACCAGCTTTTTTATGAGCCACTTTTTAGACAGATGATATCGTTTATTCATTCAAGAGTTCCTTTCGTCTTATACCACAATCATAGCATAGACAGGGTAATAACGTCATGAACCAAGGCGAGATTATTATCACATATCGTGTTGATTCGAGTGGTGCAATCACTGCTATGAGCAATGTCCAAAAAAAGATGCACGAGAGCGAGAGAAATCTCAACTCGACTCAATCAAAATATGGCAAGTTTTTTGACGGGCTAAATCAGGGCTTTGGTGGCGTTGCTAATACGATAAAAAAATTTGGTATCGTCGCTGCCGGTGTTATCGGTGGCGGTACATTTGGTGCAAAACAGTTTATCGACCTCGCCAGTGGCTTGCAAACAACACAAGCGCAGATGGCGTCGCTCACTGGGTCAACTGAGGCGGCCAACAAGGTTTTTGGTCAACTGTACAATCAGGTACTTGGTAAGCCAATCGCTTTTCCCGACGCCTCAAAAGCAGCCTCTACATTATTAGGCTATGGGCGCACGGCACAGCAGGTTATACCAGACATGGACACTCTGGGTAGGCTGTCTATCGTTTCTGGTGCAAATTTGCAGAATTTAGCACTGGTTTTTGGACAGGTTACGAGCCGTGGTGCGCTGTTTGGACAAGATGCTTTACAGCTGATCAACAATAATATCCCGTTGACTACCATCTTGGCCAAGAAGTTCGGTATTTCTATGGAAGAGGCTGCTGGAAGAATCAATGGTGGCAAAGTGAGTGCCGAGGAGTTTACTGCTGCCATGGCAGAATACGCACAGAGCCTAGACATCAGCAAATTCTCAAACACGTTTCAAAACAGGATGATTAGCTTGCAGGGCTCGATTCGGTCACTCGGTCTAGAGATTATTGGTGTACGAGTGGATTCTGAGAAGGGGCTGATAGTTGACCAAAGCGGACTATTTGCCAGGTTTAGTGATGGCGTCACAAAACTTACTGCTTTTTTGAAAGAAAACAAGCAAACGATTGTTAATTTTGCCAACTTCATCATAGACAATGCTGTGCCAGCCATTGCAGCGCTAGGCTCAGCGTTTGTAGCAATGAAAGTTGGTCAGTTTGCGACAACGATAGCAAAAAGTGCCATCGGTTTGCGAGGTTTCATCGGCGCTTTAAAGAATGGGCAGTCGACCATGGCGGCATTCAATGCGGTAGCCGGGCTAAATCCATTTACAATCATAGCCGTGGCAATTGCCGCAGTTGTCGGTGCACTGGTGTTTTTGCAGGTAAAGTTCAATATCTTTGGCCAAGCGTGGAACGCCATCACGGCAGTATGGGGTGCAGCAGTTGGCTGGTTCAGCGGAGTGTTCGGAGCTATTGGGCAGGTTGTTAGCGGGTTTGTTAGTGGTATAGTCGGCTTTTTTAGTAGTATTTGGATAGGTATCACAACCGTATTTAATAACGTTGTAGCTTTCTTGCAGCAATGGGGGCTTACAATTTTGGCGGTGATATTTGCGCCAGTGGCGCTGATCATCGGGCTGTTCTTTACGTTTAAGGATCAAATATTTGCCGTGTTCCAAGCCGTCTGGGATTTCATCGTAGCGACGTTTACCCCAGTGGTGCAGTTCTTCGGCGGAATATTTACTGGCGCCTGGAATCTTATTGCGGGCGTATGGGGAGCGGCTGTCGGATGGTTCGGCAGCATATGGGGCGGTATAGTCGGCGTGTTTAGCGTCGTAGCCGGTTGGTTTGGTGGAGTATTCAGAGGAGCTTGGAATGCTATAGTCAGTGTATTTGGAGGATTAGCGGGCTGGTTCAGAGGTATCTGGAACGGTGTGGTTGGTATTTTTGGTAGCGTAGGTGTGTCTATAGGCAATGCTATCGGCGGGGCGTTCAGAGGTGCCATAAATGGTGTGCTAGGCTTTGTTTCTGGAATGATTAACGGATTTATCAACTCGATAAACTGGGCGACAGGTATTATCAACGCTATTCCTGGCGTCCATATTCCAAAAATACCGAACCTCAATATTCCGCAGCTTGCAGAGGGCGGTATCGCCACAAAAGCAACCCTAGCCATGATTGGTGAGGGTAATGAACCAGAGGCTGTCATTCCACTGAGCAAGCTGAGCCAGTTCTTGAAGAACTCTATGGACGAGAGAGGCACTGGCACATCATCTGGCGGTAATACGCCGCAAATCAACCAAACCGTCAACCTAACAAACGGCATCGATATTGATCAGTATAACCGCAGCCTGGTGCAGCAGATGAGGAGGGGTTAGATATGAGAACATATGACGTGCAGATCACTAATATGCGTACTAATGAGAGTGTGTTCCTGGCGGGTAGCAAACAGGGGCTATCCCACCTAACGCCGCCATTGAAAGGCTTTGGCGATCCTGACGTTCGCAACAGCCAGTATGTGTTTTCTGGTGCCGATGGCGGTAGCGTGGATGAGCAGTTCTATGGCGTGCGGCAAATACCATTGAGCTTTTTCGTGGTAGTAGAGCATGACGGAAGACTTACCGAGATGCATGCTGAGATGGCAAAAATCGCTAGAACCATTAAAATCCGCGACAAGTTGCGAGTGCAGCTGTTTACACCAACTGGACGCGTCTACCAGACCGTCTCCAAACTGACGCAGCCTCTTGACCCAAAGATTGAGTGGCCGCTCATTGCCGACTACGACATTGAACTGGTTGCTGGCGACCCGCGAATGTACGACTACACTGACGGTGCCGCACAGAGGGTTACGCTCGAGCGACCGCGTGATGGCGGACTGTTGTGGAGCCCGACAGGTTTACTTTGGGAGCGTGACGGATTGCACTGGGTAGCTGGCGGGGGGCTGAATCACGTCACAAATGATGGCAATACATACGTCTGGCCAACAATAACGATTTCCGGCAAGGTCACCAATCCGACGGTATCCAACCAGACAACTGGCGAGGTTCTGGCGCTGAATATCAGCACAACAGATAGCGACACAATCGTATTTGATACATATAACCGAGAGGTGACGCTAAATGGGGTAGGCATCGACAATAACCTCACTAGCAGCCAATACTGGCGTTTGGTGCCAGGGCTGAACGAACTAATCTTCAACACGTCGAACAGCACCGATACTGGCACAGCTATCGTTGAGTGGTACAACGGCTACACAGGAGTGGCGTAATGGATGAATACGTACCACCACGCTACACCATCGAGTTATGGCACCGCGGAAAGACCAAGGTGGCAGATATTACGAGGCTTTGCCAAGATATCGACTGGAGCATGACACGGAATGGTGTTGAGTCGCTAGATTTTAATATGTCGATGCCAGACTGGGAAGAGAAGTGTCGACGGATCGGCGAGAACCCAAACACTATCTTGAAGCCATGGGTGAGCGACATCAGGGTCAAACGCAACGGCGAATATTTGTTTGGTGCGGTAGTAGTGGAGGCGAATCGCAACCTGAACACTGACAATGCAAGGATATTAGTGCAATGCGACGGCTATTTGAATCTGATTGACGCACGGTATTTGAATGGCCGCTGGAAGGGGATTGAGGCTACTGACATTGCTTGGGGTATCATCCAGGAGGTACAGAATCGACCTAACGGCGACGTTGGTATTACCAGGGGAAGCAGGCAGTACCGCACCGGCGTACGACGCGACAGAATGGACGATTGGGAAGACGTTAACGCTAAAGACGCCCTGGTATCGCTAACCAATTTGCAAGATGGTAAGTTTGATTTTCGATTCACCTACGACCGCAAGTTTGAGACGTTCCAGACACTCGGCAACGAACGGCCAGACGTGACGGTGCACTATCCCGATGACGGGCTGGGAATCGGTGCTATTCGTATGGAGTTGCCACAATCTGGCGCAAACTTGTACAACAACATCATAGGCAAAGCTTCTGGCATGGGCGAAGAGACAATTCGCTATAGTGCTGAGGACATTTTGAGCCAACAGGAGTTTATCTTGCGCGAAAAAGTACAGCTGTACAACAGTATTAAAAATCTGTCGACATTGGCGGGGCACTGCGAGGCTGATGTGGCAGTGATGAGCCGACTGGTTGATTTGCCGCGCATCACAGTGCGTGGCACACAGTTTGATTTGAACAATATCGGTGTCGGTGATCGTATAGTTGTCGAGCAAAGCAAGTATTCGTCTTGTCCACTGAGTGGCTATTACCGTATCGAGCAGCTATCAGTAAAAGTCGATGAGAACATGAGTGAAGAGATAACCTTAACGCTGGACAATTACGACCTATGAGTGAGCGGTTAAACCTGGTAGAGGAGCGACGCGCTATCGGCAGACTGCGGGCACTTCTGCGCGCTAGTGAGCAGATGAAAGCGACACAGAGAACCAGCAACAACTCTGGCATTATTTATTACGAAACGAAAAGTGCACAGGAATATGACGCGATGATACCTGTCACATATGACCCTGTTTTTCTCGGTGGCAGAATAGTCAAAATTGAAACGACATTCACCGCACGCAAACAGCAGTGGCCGTATGCACTGTTTTTGCCGCAGTTTTACGTTAGCGACAACCCCGACACACTGGCAGGTGCACAACCGATCACCGGCAGCATTATTGATCAGAGTGCGCCAGATATCAATAAGTTAGAGGTGCCATATCAACTGGCGTTTAGCGCCAGCGCCACTATCGACAATCCGCCACAGGGCCAGACGAAATATGTGTACGCCAAGTGTGTTTTTTGGGGGACAGACAAGGGGTCGTTCAGTATGAAAGCGAGCCTGCTATGAATCGGCTGAGTATGTTGCCTGAAAACCAACTGGCAGACATTTTAATGTCGCTCGACCGCAATATCCGCGACCTAAAAACTAGCCAGGTGATGGCATCAAGTGGGCTGGTGTTTTACGAGAGTGTCAGTAGCGACGAATGGGATTTTAATCAGGTGGCTAACGTGGTTGGCGGGCAACAGCAAGCCTCTGGCGTGCCATTTATCATCACGGCGGCCGCAGAAAAGGATAAGACGTTCTTGTTGGCTGATTTGATTATTGACAAGATGTTGATAAACAGTGCAGCACCAACGCGTATTGACATAATACCAATATCAAGCGACGTGCGGCATGTTCGCAGATGGTTTGCATACGCGTATGTGCGAAAGGGATTGAACAGTGTGCTGACGCAGGTGAAATGTGCCGTGGTGGCAAATACCAGTGTCGATTTGACAGTCGAAAGTAGGATGTTATGAGGATTCAAGAGATAGACGGCGAGACGATGGCGCGAATCATTACGCGGTACGAGCGTGAAATTACCGAAATGAAAGCCACGCAGCGTGTTGGTGCTGACGGCGTACGGGTATTTCGCGTCAGGTTAGAAGCGGCGATCGACAAGCGTGACGCAACATCTCTGAGGCGGTTCAAAATCGTATTTACGCCGAAAGCCAGCACGTATCAGTCGGGTATGGTTTTTAAGCTGATGGTTGGCAGGCGCAACAGTCATAGGTCGAGACTAGAGGATGTTACTCGCTATTTCCAGCGCCGGCGAAGCAATGGCGGTGTACAAACGTGGCTAAATATATCAGATTTTTTGGTCGACCTCGGCAGCAATACATTCAAAATCTACGCGTTCGCTACGTCTGACGGTGAGCTGAGGGTTGAATATGTCTAATCTGTAATGTGGTAAGTGAGAATGAACGATAAACGAGACAAGGAATCGATGAATCAAACACCCAAAACGGTGCGGGAATTGGGCATCATGATGACTGCGCGCGATGACGTGCTAAACGAAAGGCTGAGTTCAATAAACGATAATGTTTCGCGGCTGGCAGAGTCCGTCAAGCAACTGGCTGAATCGAAAGCCGATGCCGAGGAACTAAAAGCCCTGATAGCCCGCGTGGAACTGATGCAAGGCAGTTATTTGTCCAAGAGTGAAGCTAAGATTGGTGCTGGCGTAATGACAGCGGTAATCACCGTGATTGGCTTTATGGTCGATTTAATTGTGAGAGTTGTGAATAAACCGTAAACAGGAGGTAATGATGGCAGTCAGGCAAACCTATAATCCAAATATCAATATCGGTGCGAGAAGCGGCTGGTGCTTGCAATATGTAGATGATGCAATCAATGCACCAGCACGAACACCAAGTGCCAGAGCAGCGTATTTGAACGAGCTTAATGCTGGGCGTATCGATACTGGACACGCACCAGTTGGCGTGTGGGTAGTTGGATTTTTGGGATTTTCTCGTGGCCCATACGTAGCATATGGCCACGTATTTCTGATGCGAAAGCGTGGCGACGGTTCAATCGAAATCCACGACAGTGAAGTACATGCTGGACGACGCGGCATTTATAACAGCATAGAGGAAATTATGAGCTGGTTTGGTGTTTACGGGCCAGATTATCTAGGTTTTTCGTACTGTTGTGATGGGCGACAGATCGCCGAATATTATGACGAAATGAGTCCGACCGACCGCAAAATGGAAGAGGACGGTAACGCTCGTGAAGAACCAAATACTCAATCTGGTGTGTTTCAGGAGCTAGCTCAAGGCGACGTTATCGCTATGAAAGGTTACGTGACGAACGGTGAGTCAATCGCTGGTGATACAGTCTGGTACGTAACAGCACGCAGTGGCAAATACATGAGCCGTCAGCTGTTTGAGGACAAAGAATTGCACGATTTACCGAACCTAACACCTCAGACCGCACCTCAACCGATACCAGAGCCTGAGCAAGATTTTAGCAACGTCATCATCGATATCTCCAGTTACCAAACCGCCGAAGTTGTAAACGTATTTCCAAAAGTAGCGGGCGTCATCGTCAAAGCGGGCTGGGTCGGGCAGAAATACGGCGGCAACGAGTTCAAGTTAGACCCAGATGCAGAGCTATTCGTTACTAAAGCTCGTGAAGCCGGCAAGATGCTTGGCTTATACTGGCTGCCATACTTTTCGACCAGAGAAGAGGCGGAACAGAACGCTGAATATTTTGTGAAGTGTATTGAGGCTTTAGGAAATCAGCCTGGCGAGCTGCTATTCCTTGACCTTGAGCCAGATTTTGAGGGAACTGTTGAGCAAATCAGTGTATTCAGCAACATTGTTTTGCAGAAAACAGGCAAACAGGTATTCACATACGGTGGTGAGGCTATTATCCAGAAGTTAGGCTTGCCCCGTGTGGATTGGTATCCGAATTATGGAGAAGCAGGCAACTATGCACGCGGTTCGTTCATTCATCAATACTCAGAGACACTGACTATCCCTGGATACGACGGGAAGCTAGACGCTAATGTTTCGAATAAATCCATTGACGAGCTACGAAGCATGGGCAAGGTGAACACACCAAAGCCACCAGAATCGCCAGAATCGCCAAAACCAAGCGAACCGGATACGAAGCCATCCGAACCAGAGAGGCCGCAGGAAGCGCCGGAAATAAAGCCTGAGCAGCCACAAAGGCCAGAGGACGATAAGCCAACGGGGCTTTGGCGATGGCTGTCGGGGCTGATGATCGAGCTAGTGAAGCTGATTTTAGGGATTTTCAAGAAAAAATAAGGAGGAAATATGAAATCACTAGAAGTACTGAAAAATATCGACTACAAAGACGTTGCTGCTCGAGCATTGTGGACGTTTCTACAAACGTTTATCGCAACATTCTTATTGGCAGGCGTAAATCTAGTAAATTTGTTGTTTGCGGCAAGTTGGCGCGAGTTGTGGGCGCTAGCGCTAGCGACGACGCTTTCTGCGATTGCCGCTGGACTGTCGGCCGCCAAGACGATAATTATTGAGTTAGTGAAAGAGATGCGTGATAGCGTCAGTTAGTTGATAAACCTATGAACCCACAGAAAATAACCATAACTAAATCAAGCCTGTATTTTCGAGAGTGCAAAGCTTGCGGCTGCGTGACACTGCACATCGGCAGAACCACGCCACAGATGCCAGCAGGCTCAACGTACAATGACTGCCTACAATGCCTGGTGGACGCACACAGCGTGCCAGGACTGAGCCGCTGGCATGACCCGAAAACCGGCAAATTATTAACTGAGCCGCGAAGCAAGACACCGCCAGTGATGAAGGGGCTGAACTATAAAGAAATCCTTTATAGTTGAGATAGTAAGAATTGTTTACAGGCTGAACTGTTCGGGATTTCCGAACAACTGAAACCGCCTCGATAAGCTCCGAGGCGGTTTTTGAATTAATAGCTATACTTTTTGAGCTATGAGTCTGCCAGAGAATGAGGAGACACTGTTAGAGACCGACAAGCCATTGCCGCCAGCTTTCCAGCATTCGACTCTAGCGGTTTGACCTTTGGTCATGTTTATTTCTAGTCCGCCACAACACACAAACCCCGCTCCCGTAGCTCCGCTTCCGTCATAAAAGCGATTCTTGTTGTCGTCACCAATGACGAATCTGGCTATTACGCGGGTGTTGACAGGTGCGTCTAAGGCCAAGCTTGCATCAAACCTGTAAATGCCATCTTCTGGTGCTGTAAAGACGTTATTGTTAAATGAATTGGTGTTGTCGTAAACTTCACTAAACGCCACCACCGAAAAGGTGTTGTTAGGGAATAACTGTGCTGATGTTGCTGTAGCGCGAAAAGCTGGCCAGTCTGGCGACAAGTGTCGTGGTAGGACTATACTATAATAGAAATATGTTTACGATACTAAAACGAATCGTTATTCGCTTGTATAAAGAATATCGCTATATTTTCCACGGCAAATAACGTCAATATCGCCTAATCTGTACATTTATAATCAGGAGGATTCATATGGAAAACACTGAAAAAGTACAGAATTATAAGGGCGGCGAGATCCGCCGAACAGTTGACGGCTATTATATTTTCGTCAAGGGCGATGCACATAGCGGGCCGTATGTAAGCATTTCGGCAGCTAAAGGCACGGTCGACACCACCGAGACTGAGGCTGAAAGTGAGCCTACTGAGCCAGAGACACCAGCAGTAGAGTCTGCCGACGAGATTGTCGAGCCAGAAGTTGAAAATACCAATGATGAAGCTGAGGCTGAGACGGTCGACACCACCGAGACTGAGGCTGAAAGCACTGACGAAAAATAACTATGGCACTAGGTTTTCCTAATAGTAACGGTGGCCGCACCACTGATAGCGCACTATTCCACGCACTCGGCAATGCTTTTGTCGGCTCGTGGATTAGCGGTTTTAGAGTGCGTCAAGCCAGCCCTGTCGGCATGAATGTGCTGATTGGCGGGGAGAATGGTATACCTGACGATCTACTGGTGCGTGACGCTATGTCGGCAACGTTTCCAGTGAGCAACTTGAGTACGCAGCCAGTTCAAGCGAGTGTTACCACGGCAAATAGTGCCAACCCACGAATTGACGCGGTGGTGATCTACATCGACACAAACGTGGCTGCGTCGCAAACCGTCGCTAACAACGAGAATCGCACAAAGGCCGTTGTCGTTCCAGGCACGCCAGCAACCAACCCAAGTGCACCTACGCCATCACAAATTAAGGCGAAGATTGGTGCGTCTAATCCATATGAAGTCATCGCTGAGATACGCGTAAACGCTGGCACGACGACAATTCTCGACTCTGTCATCACTGATAGGCGCAATCCAGCCACATTGGCTGACGGACGGATTAACAGGGCTGAAATGTTCAAAAACGGCGTGATTGGCTCTGACGCACTTGGCAATGATATAGTCCTACCACGACACTTGTCGCCAGCAGCCCGCGGCGACCGCAGCACGTCAGAAGTCGACACCGGCATGAAGTGGATTGACGGCCGCACAATTTACCAGAAGACATTTGCGATGGGCGGACTGAAGGTCGCCGGCAAAACAACGAAACCACATGGCATTGAAAAATTAGATATGGTTATCAATATCCGTGGTATTGCGAAAGAAGACAGTATTGGCGCAACTATCAACTTACCGCACGCTGCCGATCAACAGGCTTACGCAGTGACTGTTTATGTTGACAATAATAATATCAATATCCAAACCTACGCTGATCAGTCCGGATACAGGATCTCATTTGTCACTATTCAATATGTGAAAAAAGCCTAAACAATGCCGATTGCCACCCACGAAATCCCATGCCAAGCACCGCCAAATATGCCAGTAGTCGAAGCGTTGAGCGTCGTACCGGTATTCGTTACAACACCAGATTCAATATTCAAACCACTGCCGATCACCTGATTAAATTCGCTAATGCTGGTGGCTTTACTGCCTGTCTTGTAGCCAATTAAGGTCGGTGACATTGAAAACACCTGCTTGAATTGCTTTGGAAAAACAACAGGCACTGGCTGTCTTTTCGTGCTATTTCCCCAGAATTGCACCCAGCCAGTTTGCACTAAGATATTGCCAGTAACGCTCTGGCTGACACCGTCAGCACTAAATGCTAACAGAGATGGCGAGTTGAGATGTCGTGGTAGGACTATACTGTGTAATATTTAGCGAGTTTTCCACAGGTTTAACGGGGGTGATGAAAAATGTCGAAAAATCTCTGACTTTTTTGGTAAAACGTGTTGACATACGGCAACAC